CGCGTAAAGCCACCGCCTCCTCCTCCTCCGCCACCGATGGCAAACATATAAATCATTGAAACCCCGCGAGGTTTCACCCATTGTTGCCAATTCCCGTTTGTGTTTGTCCCAAGTGGTGAATATCTTTTGACGTCTGCGTGAGTATTGGGTGGAAGTCCGTAAAAGTCTTTCATTTTAGTAGTCCCCTGCAAAGGTTAGGATTTGATAACGAGTATTCGCAGCCATGTTTGCGTGAATCGCCGCAAGAATTGTATATCCCGCAGGGAGTGCAAAGTCACAGGGTACTTCGTAGTAGTTGACCGCATTTGAAGCGTTTGCGGCAGGAATTGCTGCTGTGCTAATCTCTGCAAACAATACAGTATTTGCGGCGGTAGTTGCTCCTGAAGTAACTGAGGAAATATAAATACGGATGACAGAAGCCGTTAGGGATGTTGGTGTTGTTGCAGCCGCACTTATGCGTAACTTAGAAACATACGAACCGTCTGTAGCGTCTGCGGTGAACATCAGAAACACGTCTGTTCCAATGGTTCCGACTCCATCAGAGCGAGCATGAGCAATGTTTCCTGTAAGCGTCCCGAATCCAATCTTCGGAACAAGTGAGAAAATAGGGGATGTATTTTGTGCCATGGTGTTTAATTTTTATAAGCAGAACGTGAAGTAATAATTGCTTGACCATAAGTGATGCCTGAGCCACTGCCTCCTGGTATGTCTATCGTTGTTGTGCCACCAGCACCAGAGGCGGTCACACCTGCTCCAGTAAAATTGAGCGTAGTCACAGAAGAGCTAAGTGTACCTCCCTCATCTTGGGTGGTGATAGTAGCAGAGGCAGTTGGTGCCGAAAAAGTACCGTCAGCTCTGAGGAAGTTGGTTGTTCCTCCTCCTGAAGCGGGCACAAGCCCTGCGTCACCTGAAGACATCAAAGGGAGGGTTGCGTCTGTCCCAGTGTCAGAGGCAATCACCCGTGTTGCCGCGGTGTAAGAGAGATTCGTTGCTCCTCCTGAGGATGGTGGTGGGTAGTATGGCATGTTATGTCAGTTCAGTTACTCGTGCCGCGCCGTCTCCTGGGTCTGTTGCCCAGATTCCAGTGAGTTGTCCTGTATAGCTGAAAGGAACTTCGTAATAACCGTATTGAGCAATTCTCACAGTGTAGTTTGTTGTGCTTGCGGTTGTTGCACCTAAGAGGAGGTACAGGACCGCAGATGAGTCATTCGTGACACTCGCACCAAGGCGGTTTGCGTTTGAAGCAAGAATAGTGACTGAGGTTGCACTGTCTGCAACAGAGGTGTTTGTCCCAGTGGAGGCACGCAATTCCTTGGTAGTAAATGTGCCTGTGCCGTCTACCGTCAAACTGCTACCGCCGTCGTCAACAGTGATAGAATTACCCGAATCATTTATGCCAACCTCATCCCATACCCCAGACTGGGTTACAGCAACTGTCCCAGAAATGGTTACTGCACCATCTACGGTTATGGAGTTTCCCCCGTCTTGGATATTTACTGCACTAGCACCTGAAGCATTGTTGATTGTCACATCACCAATGTCCACTCCAGAGTTTGCTTGATTCGTGGACTGTACAGCGAAAATACCTGCATTGGTCACATCGTGAGAAGGAACACTGGCAAGGGAAACAGGAAGCGTGGCTATGGCAGAAGCACCATCAGAAAGACGCACAAACACAGGAGTTCCCACAGGTGCGTCTACAGTGATAGAGTTTCCTGAGTCGTTTATTCCTACTTCATCCCAAGTTCCAGATTGAGTTACGGCAATGCTTGGGTTATTTATTGTGACATCTCCAATGTCCACACCAGGTTGAGCTGTAGCGGTGACGGTGCCTGAGACTGGTTGTGTTGCTTGCCAGAAAGTCCCCGTTACAGGAACAGACTCACCATCAAGGGTGATTTTCACATCCGCCGTTTGCCCTGCCCCTCCAGTGACAGTGACCACATCAGTGGCAGTGAGGTCTCGGACATCAAGATTTGTGGCGGACACTACAACATCATTGTTCGCACCAAGATTGACCAGAATACCGTCGGCGGTGGTTCCTTGAACTGGGAGAAGAGTATTCCCCGCTCCCTCCATCATCATTGCCGTTCCAGTAATGGTTGCATCAGTGTCCCCCTCGGTATATTGTGTTCCACCACCAAAAGAAGTAATTTGTGCGCCACTACCGTCTACGATGGCTACTGAGAGTGGGTTAGAACTTGCGAGGTCTGTAACTGTGGCTTTTATCGCGCTATTGACCCCATCCACGATAGCACCGTCTCCTCCAGCAGAAGGATTTGATAGCTCTATCTTTGTTGGTGGGCGTCCTGAAATCCACGTCATACTTCGTAGCGCATTATTTCATCGTCTAATTCACGCACCGTCTTTTTGGTTTCGTCTCGCTTTTTGTTCAGCTCAACGTACTCCCACAGATGGCGTATTTTTTCAGGCGAGCGTGTAGCCCCCGAGCGATAGATGAACCTGTCCTTTTCAGGGATATTTTTGAGATAGGACATGATTTCATGTAGGCGTACAACATTGTTCGGGTCTGCCAAATCCTCGCGAGACACCATAAGAGAACGTAAAACATCTGCTGATAGTATCACATCCGTGCCGAGTTGTTCGATTGTTTGGCTGTCCATATTGTTGATTATACCACGTCTGAGGGTGTTGTGCGACCATACTTATCTGAGATGCGTACAATGTCGTTCTCGAATGGACATCCCCAAGCAAACTCTAGCCACCAACCAGAATGAAGGCAGTGCTCTTTTTCTTTTGGAACGTATGTAATGGTTTTTCCAATGTGCAGTTCTGAGCGGAAAGAATGTGTCTGAATGGAAGTGCGCTGATTGGGGAGAACGTGCAGTACTTTAATCCAGAATGAATCTGAGTGCCAAAGTGTCCAAAACTTTCCCCATGGTCGTGTTGTGCTCATATATGAATGTTATAGATGTAATACCCACTTACTTGCAATGTTTTCCCATGCAAAACCCTTCGCCCAATTCTGCATGTCTGTGCGGTCTTGGACAGGAGTTTGGAGAATCTCCACCACGCTGTCTACCCACGCTTGCTTTGCCTCCTCGCTTTCGATACCAAAACTAAACTGATAGGGTTTTACCCATGTGTCCTTGGTCTTGGTGGATTTCACCATTTTGCCGTACTTGTTGCTTTCGGGGAAGGCACCAAAGTCAGAGGTGACAGGCAGTGCCCCGCCCATTTGAGCTTTCTTCACGGAAATACAGTCAATCTCCGCAAACTCGGAAGGGTACGCAAGTACATTGGCACGGCAATAGAGCTTGGCGCACTCAGCCTGACTCAGGCGTCCTAGATTGGTAATCCCTGCCTCTTCCATGGCTTTTAGTGTGGATTCTTTCCACTCCATAAGCTCACGATTGTCTGAATTATCCCGCTCAAAGTTGTGCCACCCGTATGCCCATTCTAATCTTGCTTGTGGGACACGTTCTTTCACACGGCGGAACAACTCAGGAAGGACATCGAGAGAGCGGTCAGGCGAGGACGTGTTGACCATGAGATACTGGTCGCGCTTCTCATTGGTGAACATAGATACATCATGCCCATTGGGGAGTACGACAATCTTGTCATCGGGGATGTTCGGAAAGAGTGAGCGGTGGAATTGTGTCTTTACAAATACGCGGTCAATCTTGGCAAGACGCTTTTCTGTGAACTCTCCGTCTTTGATAACATCGTGCAAATCCACAAAAATCTTTGAGGCATTGAGGTCGTAGTCCAGAAGTTTGGGGTGTCTCCAGATAATGAGATTGTCTACCTTGTCTTTGGGGTTGAACATCCAGAATGGCTTGTAGGTCACTCCGTCTTCTGTCACAGGGTCGGGTCCGCAGTTGTTATACACCGTCACATCGTACCCAAGTTTTGCCCACTGGCGTGAAAGGTTGATGACTGCCTCTTCTGAGCCTCCAAAACCACGCTCCTTGAAGAGAACAGGGTTCCACTCAAACCATGTCAATCCACAGTAATAGACGATTTCTTTGCCTGATGTCGTGTTCTTGATGAAGCGACTGTTCCTCAACATACACACCGCAGGGTGGCTTTGGATTTCTGGGTCGAGGGAAGCCAAGGCAGAAAGGAGCGTCTCATCATCGTCATTCTCATGGTCTTTCACGAATTGTGCGGCCTTCTCCAAGAGTTCTTTCCCCTCACGGATTTCCTTTACTACTTTGATGAGTGACTTGTTCTCAGGTGCGATTTTAAGACAGCCTTCAAGCATGGGAAGAGCTAAGTCTGGGCGTGATTTTCTGGCATACACCTTTGCGAGTGCCATCATCGGGTTGTAGTCGTACTCGCGTGGGTTGTACACAATGACCTTGTGGTACTGAGGGCGGAGCACTAGACCAAGAAGAAGGTACCGCTCTGCTTCATCGAGGCGGTTCTTTTCAAAATGAATGTACCCTAGTTGGTGGTAGGCGTCAGGGTGATTCGGGCGCAGTCCAATAGCCATCCACAGATATTCTTGTGCTTTTCGGTCATCACCTACTTTAGAGTACAGAACACCAAGGCGCATGAGCGAGAGATACTTCTCTTCGTCTGACCCTGTGCGCTGAATAAATTGCGTGAACGCAACAATCGCCTCCTCCACTTGGTCGTTTCCAAGATACGAATTACCCAGATTCCATAGTGTGCGTGGGTCATTGGGGTTGGATTCGTGGTCTTTCTGTGAGATGCGTACATTGCGCTCCTTGGCACGCAAAACACGGTCAACGGTAGTGAAGTGCATACGCTCAATCCCGTTTACAAACATAACTGCCATAGAGCGGTTCTCATCGAAGTCCTCGTGCAACTCTCCCTTCCATGTGACACACCCATCATTGCGGACAATCATGGTCTTCTTGTGTACCACCGTTGGGCTACGGTTCTCATCGAAGTCGTAGAGGTACCAGAACGCAAAAGCATCTTGTGTGGCGTGTTGTTCGAGCGTATCTCTGAGTTTCTCCATACCTCTCCACATATCATCCACGTCTGTCCACATGATGTAATCGTAGTCTTTGGGGACTTGGGAGAAGTTGAAGTTGCGTGCCTTAGCGAAATCGTCGCACCACTCAAAGTCAGAGAGATGCGCCCCATATTTCTTGGCTACAGCACCCACAGACTTGTTTGGCTGTGTGCGTGTCACAAAAATACCATCAACAAATGGGGAGAGATTCTTCAAGCAACGGTCAAGGAGTTTCGCTTCCTTATCGTCTCCTTTACAAATGACTGCAAGGGCAAGTTTCATATATCTTCTTTGGGAATGAGCGCAAACTTCGGATAAGTGCGAGCAAACCACCGAGAACCTGTCTTGGTGCGAAACCAGACTAATTGCTCGGGTGTGAGGTTGGAGAATAGGACATTTGCGAGCGTCTCTGGCATTTCAAACAATGCTCGGTCAATCGCATGGTCTCCTGGCATCCTCCCATAGTTGGAAAGAGTCTTGCGTTTCTGCTCCACGATAGTGAAGAAGTCACGCGCCTCTTGGGGGAATCTTTCAAAGTACAAACGCAGACAGTTATCTATCTTTTTTTTGACAACGCTCACATCGAGCGCGTCGAGTTGGTGATTGTCCATAGGTTTATGATTCGCAGAGTGAGGAGGGAGTCTCGTTTTCCCTCCCCACCCCACGAGGCAGGGGGTGGGGGCTAATTAGGCGGACTTCAGGAAGCCATCTGCCCAGAAGTTCGAGTTCTGGTTCTTGACTTCGAGAGTGAGGGAACCGTACACCATCTTGGTGTCGTATGCTCCGTTCACAGCCTGGTCCTTTACGGTAGGCATTTCCAACCAAGCGATTGCGAGCTTCTCAGGGCGAATACCCAATACCATGCCCGTTGCGCGGTCAGTCGCACCATTGGTGGTCTGAACGTAGCGGTGCTTGTGGATTGAGAGCGTACCCATCGAGGTCTCAAACGTCGAGATTGTGCGAACAACGCGAGCGGCGTCACCGATGTTGGTGAGGTTGTTGGTCTTCTGCACGAACCCGTCGATTGCACGGCGGAGCTTTCCACCAACGAAGAGGTCAGTAGCGACTTCACCGTTAGAGTTTGCCCAGTTGTCCTCCATCAGTCCGTCAAGGATAGAAGCAGAGAACACTGTTCCCGAAGTGTGCGAGGTCGTGTTGTTTGCTTTGGAAATTGCCTCCAAGATACCACTCATCTTTGCAGTAGTACCTGAGACACCCGAAGCAAGAGTAGACACAACCAAGTCGACTTCAAGAGCGTTACCCCAGTCCTTCAAGGTCTTCGAGAGCTGGCGGTCCATCTCGTTCTGACCATGATAGTGCTGTACAGCCTCCTGAGGTGCAGCGACAGTGAACTTGATACCAATTTCCTCAACAATGTTGGTGAGGCGAGTAGGTGTCACGCGCTGTGTGTTCGACACGTCACGACCCATCTCGATAGCCGCAGTCGCAGGAGTGCGAAGCGTATCAACGAGGTAGGAGTGAACAGTATCAACAGCCTTCGTGCGTCCAATCAGACGCTGGATGGAGTTTTCCTGAGGAGTAAGGAGTTCGATTGCATTGAGAACAACATCTTCCTTTCGTGATGTGTCCCCATAGGTGAGTAATTCAGCAGCCATAGTGAGTTAGATTATAGTCCAAACGCCTCGCGTACTGCGTTTACAGCGAGAGCCTCGCCCTTGGAAGCGTTGCCTCCTTGGAAGGCTTCACTGGCCTTGGATAACGAATCCTTAGCGACAGCGATGCGTGGGTTGGAATCTAGCACAGTTCGTGACTTCTGGACTTCTGCTCCCATTTGAGCTTTCTCGTACACAGCCTTGAACACGGGGTTCTCCACTGCGCGAGAAGGGTCGGAGTCAATTTTCTCCAAGAGGTCGCGGTACTCTGCGTACTGTGAGTTCTTGTCGTAAAATGCCTGTTTGCGTAGTGCGGCAACTTCGGCGGCGAGCTGTGCTGTGCGGTCATTCTGAAGAATCTCTGCGCGAAGTTTCTCGGCAATCTTTTCTTCTCGTGCTACAGCAAATGCTGAAGTGTCTTTTAACGCTTTCAGGGCAGATTCCTTTGAGGGGAACTGCTTTCCGAGGTGCTCATTCAACTCTTGGAGAGTCAAAGAAGCGTCGCCCGAAGCCGTCGATGAGCTTGCGGACGCAACGTCGTCGCCCCCAAGTAATGCACCGTCGGTAGTATCGGTGTTGTCCATATTTGGAACTAGCTATCGGAGGGTACTCTAAGCGAGCACACTAGCCTCCACGAGTATTATATTCGCGAAAGTCTTTAGGAGAGAAAAAATACTTTGCTATAACAGGGGGGAACTGGCATGAGCATGAAACGTAAGAAATCCTTGCTCCACATTTGGGGCAGGGATTCTGTACTGGGACAGTTTTTCGCTTATAGCGGAGCTTCTCTTTCCGTTTGGTTGCGTCTCCTGTCCAGAGGGCAATCGTCGTGAAGTGAACATTAAACAGACGACCTAACTCATGGAGTGACGCGCCGTTGGAACGCAGATGTTTCGCTTGTGCGATTTCTTCATCTGACAATTTTCTCACCCCACTATTCTACCACACTTTTGTCGATAATATAATCCCTCTCTGTTTCTTCGTCGGGGACACTGAGCGCATGGGACTCTAGGGTCAGCACCCAGTCGCGCATAATACGGACAACTTCCTTTCGGACTGCGACAGTGAACTCCACGTTTTCACTGGGGAGGTTGTCGATGTCGGAAAGTTCCGCCACGATGAGAGCAAGTTCTTGTTTGGCTTGCTCCCACCCTGTTGCGTTGACGAAACTTCTACATTCTTTAACCCTGTGTAAGTGCTGGAGAGTTTCCTTGTCCAATGCCATAAGGGATTTGTGTTGAGTTCTGTACTGCGTCCGACATCGCAGGTGGGGTTCCGCCGTTCATAGCGGGCATTTCTGACTTCTTTGGGCGTGGGAGACCAAGGAGGTCAAATATCTGAGAAACTGTTGCCTCACGGTATTCTGGTGCCATATTCAGGGTGGAGACGAGGTTTTGGACAGTGACCGCTGTGTCCAGAGACTCATTGTTCACATAGAAGTAGGATTCCAGACCTTCTGCCATGATGTCCTGCATGTTTTCCACAAAGAGTTCTGGGCGTCGCTTCAGCTCCTCTTCTGCGTTGTTCATCATGCGCTCCAATTCCTCTGGAGACACGTTCGGGTACTTATTCATGTACTCTTGTGCGTAGTACGCCACAATCTTGTCTGTCAGCTCTTTGTAGCCATCCATTCCGCCGATGATACGCACGACATCTCCCTTCTTCACGCTCTTTGCGATGATAGGGAGCGCGTGGCGGTCCATCCAACGCTGAAGGAAGAACTGCATGGAGTTCTTTATCATGGTGTATGAAGACTTGGCCGCAGAACTCTGGATAGAGGAAGTGGTGGCAGTTTGGGAAGCAGGGAGCGCATCTCCCGAAGAAATAGGGTACGCCTGTGTGACAGACTGCGCCCACTCCTTGATAAGTGCTTCATCGTTGTATGAGGAAGCCCCTGGCTCTGAGAGGGCGAGTTGCTGTACATCGTCTTGCGAGGTCACGGGAATGACACCGTTGACCATGAGATTGCGGAAGGATTGAGTGGAGAGTCCCGAACCCTTGCGAACTTTGAGCAAACCGAGCTGAGCGATGGTCTGGCGGTTGATACGGACGTTTGTGGTGTGGTTCAAGTACTCCTGAAGAGCAAGCTCGCGCTCGCCAATACCGAGTCCGTACCAACGTCCACTGATTTTTGCAAGGCGTCCTTCTTCGTAGGGTTTGATGATGTTCCCCATCTTGTCTTTCTTGGAGTTTCTTTCTACGAGGTGCACGGCACCCTTTCCTGATTGAAGACCAGAAACAATGACGTGGCCGTCGATGTAGTCCATGTCCTTCTTGTTCTTCGTGACCATCCATTCTGGAATCTTGCCCCATGTCTCCCATACATCGACGAACTCTCCTGTTGTGGTGTTCCCTGTGCTGAGCGGGTTGTTTCTGTCGAGGTTGGTGTCACCCTGCACGTCGGTATTGTCCCAGTCCATAGACTTGATTGCTGTGGGGGAGAGCAGTGAACGCTCAGTGAAACGAAAGGCAGACTGGATGCTGTCTTCTGTTGGGTCGATATATACATTGAGGAGGTCAACGGTCCTACGCTTCATCTTTCCTTTTTCCTCCCATGTTTTCCAGACGACAGTACCATCAAGCACCATCTGGCGCATGGACTCATCCAAAATCTCCCCAAAGTACATATTCTGGAGATACTCACGAACGGTATGTCTGGTGATTTCTGTGCACAGAGTCGCGTCAACGAACTTTGCGCGGAACATCATATCTTTGAGGTCGATGTCAGCGTTCTTCACTACCACTTCCACGTCACGCATGGTCATGGGCATCCAAATCTTCTCTCTCCCTGTCGCAGGGTCTTTTGGTTTATTGAACACGCCCCAATAATTCTTACGCACCTTCTCGATAAGACGGCGCATGTTGATTGCAACCTGTGGGGTGATGTACGCAGTGGCGTTCTCCCATTGGTTACGCTCTTCCTCTACAATGCGGATTGCCTCCAACTCAATCTCCTTGTCGATATTTTTTCTAGCCATACAAGCATTGTACGGATAGTGCTATTAGGAGTGAATATTGTTTAGTCATACCGTTCAGCGTAGAGGCTGAGGTCGTGGAAGACTTCCTTCCCTCGGGAGATTTCATGCACCGCGAGAGGTGGGACTTCCCAGTACGCAAGGAGGGTTGCCATCACCATGTCATCGTGAAAGTTTGTCTGTGCGCCCGCACCCTTCTGCTTTGCCTCCTCTGAGTACACAAAGGTGTTCAGCTCTTGAATGATGCGATTGTCTCGCAGTTTAGGGTAGTGCTTAGAGAGTTGCTCTTTGAAGTTCTCAATGAGCATAGTTTTGGTGGAGTGGTTGGTCATAAACCCAAGTTTGCCAGATTCTTTGTCATCAAACTTGTTGGTGGATTTTCTCACATAGATATTGTTGTACTTCCGTTTGATTTCATTGGTGAACGCCGCACCTGCCGCTGAAGGAGCGGACTCAGGGACAATGAGAGCTTGGTTATAGCGGTACCCAAGCCACACTGCGGTCTCTACTTGTTGCTGAACAGGCACCCACTCGTTGTAGGTTGCCACGACTTCTCCTGTGTTCTTGTCCACGACAGTGATTGCACAGGGGTCTACAGAGGCATCTGAGGCGTCCACGCCGATTTGGTACTCATGCTTCTCATCTGGCTCACGAAAGATGTGAATATTGTTCAGTTTACGCAACATATCCTCGCAATACACCTTCTGTTCGTCGACATACTCCTGTGAGAAGACTGTATTCTCGGAAAGTAACTCTGTTGTCCACTCTCCATAGACGTTTTTCTGTACCCAGAGCTTTGGTTTGAGTAATTCGTTCTCAATAAACCCTTTGGGGAGGTTGGCGCGGTTGTCCAACATGGATGTTTCAAAGAGTTTGGTGTTTTCTCTGGGATGAATCTTGAAATAATCGAGTGCCCAGTGGTTTGCAGGGTTGATAGTTGCCCAACCTTGGTGAATTGGAACCTTTCGACGCATACGCGCCATGAGTGCTTCAAACACTTCCTTCTCAATCTCTTCTAACTGGTCAATATAAAACCCTCCAAGGTTCATACCTCGGATTGCGGCGATTGCTCCTTGCAGGTCCGAGCCTGACGCAGACGCTTCCAACCCAAAAAGCTGTATCTCCGACCCATTGTGAAACTTTATCAGCCCAGGTCCCACCTTGTACTCGTAGGTTCCCTCAGGAGCAAGGTCAAAAAAGTCACGCAAGACGGTCTTTTCCACTTGGGTGCGCGATTTTCTTCCGAGGAGGAGGTTGTTATTCGGGAAGAACAGCGAGAGAAGGATGAGTTTTACTACAGCGGGGGTGGTTTTTCCTGCCGCCATGCCTCCTGCAAACAAGGGAAAGCGACTTTTATCGTTGAGAAAGGCAATCTGCTTGGGGTTGAACTTCATCCCCTGCCATTCTGCAATCGTCACTTCCCCGTTCAGCCATCTTTTGCCCAACTCCTCCCACTGTGACCATTGTTTATCCATATTCAAAGAAAAGCCATTTGATGAACGCCAGTAAAATCATCGCGCATTACCTTATCCCTTTTACATCAAAGTTCGGGAGTGCCGTGTTTCTCTTCATCTCTATCTCCTTCGCACATTTCGGCCCACGCCAGAAAAGACAACTCACCGTAGGCTCCTTCTCGCACCATGCACAAATATTACCTTGGCAGTTCTCGTGGGTCTCACACTTCTTCAATTTCATGGTCTTTTTCAACTATGGTAATAATACACTCTGGTGTGTCCGCGTGACAGTCGTGCTCATTATTGAGTCCAAGAGCACATTCCCTCCGTTCTTCATTGTCTAACTTAGCCATTTCTTCGTCTCTCCCAAGAGAGCTTTGCAATATCTGAATAATATTTCGACCCACGCTTCCTTGTTTCCATCCCACCCCTCTTCCCCGCCTCAACAAACTCCTGTCTCCAATCTTGTACATCTTGCGAAGCAACCGATTTATTTTTTTCCCCAATATATTCCTCGTACCACTTCGGGACAACGATGTCGGTAAAATCTATCCACGAAGAATCCGCTGAATTATAAAAACCCCCCGCCCTACGGTACCCCTCATAATCTCTTATCCAACCCTCCTGCTGTACGGTGAGCTTCATACAATACTTCTTCGCTTACACTTCTCGCACATCACGAATATATCGCCAAACATCCGCCCACAATAGTACAAAAACCCTCCACAAGAACATCGAAGGGGCTGTGTCGACTCAGGATTGAACTCATTTTCCATACTGTACAGTATATCACAAGCAAGGGGGTTGCACAATAATGGGGGTATTTTATCCATTTTACAGCAAGGGGGTTGCATGAATTAGGTGATTTGTATGCAAGGGGGTTGCTTTAGATTGGGATTTGGGGGGGAATACCTGCCGGTACCCTTTACGCGGAACACCTCTATCACCGACCTCCCTACCCCGTATCTTACAGTTACACCCTTGAATATTACTCTCAAAACTGACGTAGGAGGCGGGTATAATGGGGAAAACGACAACACCCCTTGCTGGGGGTGCTACGTGCGTTATAGGGGCATTTTGAGCGTTCTGGAGCTATATGTCGATAACTGGGGGGTTATTTTGCGCTGTTTCTGGGGGGTTTATCGTGTTTTCTACAATGCCGATGTGTATATTTGGAGCGGTAGATTGGGTGCTCGAGGGGTTGAGTTCGATATCTTGGGAACGGAGAAGAGGAGCGAGTGCAAGTAAAGAAACTGAATGCTGATTACTTTTTAGTGCTATCTCACGGTACCTTTCAAATAGTTCTGCCTTACTAATTCCCACCTTGTCTAATATGCTTTGGGCCGTTTTGTCTCCCTGTATGGCTCTTTCTTCCATGAGAGCAATGGCGCCGTCGAGTGTCTTTCCTGCTTTGCTGTCCGCGGTCCTTTCACTGTAGCCAGCCTTACGCATGGCTTGGCGGATGCTTGGGCTGTTAGGTAGGGCCTTGAGGAGCTTGGCGGGGCGGTCGTCGCCTGTTCTTGCTTTAGTGTGTGCCATAGGGGGGTGTGGATAACTTTGTTGCGGTAACGCAACAAGGATGTATAATTATGAGGTAACATTATTATAACACGGTTCAGGGCGCCGACAAAACAAGGCCCGCAAACATATGCAAAATAAACGACTCGCATCATTCGATGAGTTCACAGAGGGGGGAAGCGTTATCATGCGCTTCATCGACAAGTCAGTAGAAAAGAACGGGGTATGGTACACAGTGGGAAGTGTGGACCTTGCGACAAAGCGTAATCGCGACAAGAAAATGCGAAGTGCCAAGGCATGGCGAGCATACGCAAAGCTTGAAGTGTTGAACGACTGGAGAAAGGCGGGATGCCCCGCGGGAGTGAACCATGTCACGATGATAGAAACTCGCGCTTCTGAGTTGCAAAAAATGTTCGAGAATAAATAAAAAATATGCAAAACAAAAAAAAGATAATCATGGGCGGTATCGCTGGAGTACTTATCTTTACGGCTGGAGCCATGGCGCGCCCTGCTATCGACCTTGGCATAGACTTAGCTGGGACCTTTGGAGAGCGCGAAGTCTACAAGGCTCCACCATCGGAATATGAGACACTGGTGACCGCCCTTTGGCAATCCGAACGCCATCAGGCGACATGTAAGGCCAATGCCGCCGCATCAGTCTCTCTTGGACTCGCGCAGAAGTATCTCAAGGAATATGAAAAGCAGGAAGTATTGTCACTTTATGATACACCCGCCACTGAAGCCGTTAGCAAGGCCGGGGCTAAGATGTAAATCTATGCAAACCATCCAAAACTTCACTGACGAAGCAATCAAGGCCATCGAGGCCACAGGGCGCGTCACGTTCTCCTTTGCAGGGTCTCAAAATGAGGCATCACTTGATGGAAAGGACACGGCGGGCCTACCCGTTTTCTGGGATGAATCCGCAACGCGCGCAGAAATCCTTGCGCAGTACAACAATAAAGGACACTTCAGTTATGAGACGCGCATAGGGGGTGACTTGTGGACTTTTGAAGCTTAACTAAAAACTTTATGCAATCACACGAAAAACAAGAAAATATCCGCGCCGCCTACTTTCGAGGAATGAACGCGGGCATCGCGCTTTCTGCACTCATTGCTTTAGCCATCCTAGCCCTTTCAAAGATATGAGATGCGACACATGCAAAAAAGACCTTGACTTGCTTATTGCGTTCACGCAACACCCCATCTGTGGGGCGTGCACACGCAAGGCACACAAGAAAGTAATCAGAAAGTAGTTTTTCCATAGCATCCCCGATGGTCGGGGGTGCAGTTGGGGAAGTTATCAGATACAGGTGACCCAGCCGCGCATTTTCCTAGTGGATGCCCTTTGACAACTAAAAAAACTAAAATGGAATACTCAAAAATCGAGCGCGTTATTTTCGGTATGCTAACCGAAAATACGGGCGTAGCATTATGCGATAGTGGTGGAGAAAACGGGCGCATGTGGCAGAAAAATCAAGGCAAAACTATTGAGGACTTTGCAAAAGAGGCGGCTGTACTGTACGACTTGGATTTTTACACATGGGAAGACAACCAACGCAAAGAGCGCGCCGAAGTATCTAGCGATGAGGCCTAGCTTGTCGTATCGCTGTTCCATTACTTGCCGGATGTCCTGGAGCTCGATGACCTATGT